GAAAAAAGGCGACCCATTGCTGGATCGCCTCTAAGTGATTACCTCTTGGTTAACTATTAGCCAAGCAGACCCTTGACTGCAACACCACGATAGTACTCATTTGTATTGGCGTTAATCGCACCAGCACCAACCGTCAAACCTTGAGAGAATGGATTCTCGACGATACCATATCTTGTCTTGAACCCGATTTTGGGTTGGAAAGTGTTTTCACCAATAGCACGAACCATTTGCAGTGGTACATATGGGCAATAGAAAAGACCAGCATCATAAGCACTGGAACCCTTATATCCAACTACGAAATAGTGCATGCCGTTGTCTGATCCGGCAGTGAAGTCTCCAGCATATGGATCAACATATACTTTGAAACGTCCGTTAAGAACACCAGCAAAAGTATTGCCAGTATCATCAACGTTTAGGCTGTTCAGACTATTGAGAACAGGACCGTAATCAAGAACTCCTGCCATTTGCAGGGCACTAGCAACATCTGCTGACGTAATGACGATGTTACCTTTACCACGTCGAGTTCCCTTTGCTACGGCATTTGCCTCAACTTCGATCTGGAACATCAATGACTTAAATCGTTCTACGGACCAACGACCATCATGATCGGAGGAAGAAGCAGAGAGATCAAGTGTCCCAGCAGCAGTATTATTCGCCCCACCTGGCTTAGCAATAGTGTAAATCGTGCGAACAACTTCTCTATTGATTTCAGCAAGAATTTCGGTGGAAAGAATGTTAGCCAACTCAGTTTCTGCGTCAAGTCCGTGGACTGCGCGAAGGTCCTGAGCAAGTTCCATTGAATATTCGCCCTTCAATGCACGAGTCTTTGCCTCTACAGAGACACGCTCAATGCTGAAGGCCATTTCGGCGATTTGACCTGCCTGTGTACCAATACCAGTTCCGGCACTACGAGCAACACCATCTCCTGCTGCCTCACCCTCAGCAACTGAAGAACCGCCACCTGTTCCGGAAAGAGCAAGAGCCAAAGGTGACCCTGATCCTTGTCCGAGGATAGCAGACTGTGCTGAAGTAATAGCAGAACCATCAGAAGTATTTCCACCAGAGTGGAAAGTATTAGGTTCGTTGTAGAAAGTCTCGTCTCCTGCCTGTCCGTCGTAACGACTTCTCATGGCGAAGATAAGTCCAGTAGGACCAGTCATTGGCTGAACACCACAAATGTCGTAAGCCATCAAATTAGGCATTGCACGACGAACGAGAGAGATCAATACGGGATCAACGAACTGAATCGCTTGGTCACCTGCGGCAGTACCAGTGCCAGTGAATCCACCCAAACCATTTGCTCCACTCATTGAGTTTGTTGGTGATGCTTCAGACAGGAACATGCTATGCTCAGCAGCGAACTGCTCACGCAAAGCATTTTCTTGGTTTTCAAGAAGGATCGCCGTAACTGCTTTCCTATAGGGATCCTGAATATCAGGCAGATCCCCATGGGTCAGCACTGGCTCCCACTTCTTCTGTAATTGTTCTGAAAGATACATTTTATCTCCTGTCAGTTAAAACTAAGTGACAATTCGCTGTACTCTGCGAATTGCCGATGTATATCGTTCCATCTGAGGATCTACACTGATCTCACCTCGCTCCTCGTCCTGCAGTTCCTGAGCAGTAGTCATCGCTTCGGTAAGTTCTTGACGTGTATCCTCAACAGAATCGGAATCACGATCTGTAAAATAGGACTCTTTGATCACCTGCATTTTGGCTACGAACTGCTCATCACTCTCGTAAGTAATGGACTCTGCAAGTTCAACCATTTTGTCTTGTTCGACTGATGTCAGTCCGACACATGCTTCAGCGATCGCTTCGACCTTTTTGTAATCTTTTAATGCCTTGAGGTTGGCGATGTTGGATTGCATCTCAACATTTAATTGTTCTTCTAGACCCTCGACCTTGGCGAACAGTTCCTCAATAACATCTGTTCTTTCCTCTGGAACCTCGATGTAGTGCTCTTTGAAGAGGTCACGGAGACCTGAGATAAAGTTCTCAGCCAACTCAGCACGAATGCCTCGCTCAACTGCCAACTCATTCTCTTTCATCCACTCTTCAGAGACGTAGGTAAGGTAGTCATCGATTTTCTCAGACAACTTAGACTCAATCTCTTGCTTTTCCTCTTCGAGGGCAACATTGAAGTCTTCGTTTAACTGGTCGATTTTGTCGTTGACAAGATCAACTACGCGAGTAGCGACTGCTGCCTCAAAGATAACCATTGCATCTTTTTTGAACTCTTCGCTTAACTCAACATCTGCCTTTTCGAAAAGGGCATTGGCGTCAGTAGAAATATCAAGTTGGAGGTCCTCAGCAGTGACTTTTTCTGCCTTGGCTTTGGCTTTGACTTCTTCTTCCTCGTCATCACCCATTTGTTTACCTTCATCTTTCTTTTTCTTATCCATTGCTTTTTTCAATGCAGGTGGCATTTCACCTTCATCTACTTGCTCTTCCTCTTCGTCACCCTCTTCTTCCTGCTTCTTTGCCTTGGCCTCTTCTTCTTCCTTGGCTTTGAAACCAGAGAGGACTTCTTCGACTTCTGCTTTTTTCATCGACGTAATCCTGTCTTGAATCTGTTTAATCATGCCGAGTTTAGTATGGGGTTTAGGTTCTTGAACCTCCTCAACCTCTACTTCCTCGCCATCATACATTTTTTCTTGCTTAGCACTAGGATCTTTGACTGGAGTTGCACTCGCTTCTTTGGATCCTGGTTTTGCTTTGCCTTTTGCAGTGGCGTTGCTTTTCATTTTCAGTTCTTTACTCTGACCATCTTCTCCACCCAGATCTTCTGCTTTACCAGATTGACCTGGAGTCGCCACTTTAGTACCTTCTTCGTAAATATTTTCCATTTATATCCTTTGGAATGTCCTAAAGTTATTTAGGGTTACCGCAATCCAGAGGCAAAGATCTCGAACTTGTTGAGCCAGGTCTTCTGCCTCTCCTCACGGAGAACCTCATTCTTAGTTGCGGAAACCTTATTGATTTGTTGCTGGGCAAACTCAAGGTCAACAGCACGTAAAGCACCATTGTCCCAGATCCATTCCACACCCTCCATAATACCCTCAACGAAAGCATCGGGTGCCGAAGGATCAGCAACTATGTCTGCGGCAGTCGCTAGAAAAAAGTCACTCTGGACTTCGTTAGCACCATCCTTACCTGGTTTGAGCGAACCCATTCCACGCGAGGATACTCCTAATTTTGCACCTTCATTGATAAGGTTTTTCACGATCTCTCCCATAGGAGTTCCCATGACTTTTGCCTTACCGATAAAATTATCACCATCCTGTTTTAGTTCAGTGATCATGTGCGAAACTCTATCAAGATTAACAGTCGGAGAATCAGGGTGACCCAACTCACCAAAAGCACGATTACTATCGATGTACTTTTCTGTGTATCTCTTGACTTCTTTAGATAATGTCTCAATGGGGTAAACTCTTCCATTGCGATTCTTGATATTGCCTTGGAGAAAAACACCTTCAATAAAATGCTTTTTGTCTCCTGCCTCATCAACCTTTGCCTCGCAAAGAACTAAGTCCTCATTGTATTCTTTTATTAGTTTCATTTTAACGTCCCGGAGTTTTTATACCAAACTTTTTTCGAGCACGGAGAGCACTCCCGACCTTACGGCCAAGAGCCATCTTATACCCTGCCCCTTTTGCTCTTTGTGTCCGTACCTTTTTCTTGATAGCGAACTTCTTTTTTAGTCTTGCAGCACCCTGAAGAGTCGGCACTCCCTTAGGTAAGCATTTGGGTGGTTTGTCTTTTCCCATCATCTTCTTTTTCTGCCCAGGAGGACAGAACCAGAATCTAACTTTTTTGGGAGTCTTACCTCGACCACCACCTGTCATACGATACCCAAGTACGGGTCCTTCAGACAAAAAATCAGAAAACTTGCTCAGAGTCATTAACGCCACCAGTTACAATTTGGTTGGGG